CAAGCAAAGACTTTTATTTTTTTGGTTGTTGAGCGTGAGCCGCCATATCAAATTGGCATTTACGAGCTAGATGATGACGCCTTAGCTGAAGGCCGATGGCTACGCAAGAAAGCACTAGACACTGTGGCCTTTTGTCTTGCTGCTAATAGCTGGCCCGGTTACACGCCAAACCAACCGCAAACCCTTTCACTGCCCGCCTGGGCTTTCGACTCATGAGTTCTTCAACAGACATGCACAACGCTGCACCGCTGCCTCCGTTGCAGCCCTTGGTTGAAGCTTTGCTGGAGTTTCACAAATCAGTGCCGCCCATCAACAAAACCGCGAAGGCTCAATATGGCAAATTTGCAGACCTTGAAACAGTCCTTTCGACTGTCACACCTCATCTAATCAATAATGGGTTGGTTGTCTCGCAAGGCTTTGAGCCAAGCGACCATGACAACAACCCGATCCTTGTCACTCAACTGTTGCATGTCAGCGGGGCTAAGCTCGTCAGCCGGCTGCCCATGGTCGTCGGAGGACGAGGCGCAAATCCTTTGCACGATTGGGGCGGCAGTTGCACTTATTCTCGGCGTTATAGCTTGCTTTCAATACTGGGGCTAACTGCTGACATGGACATGGACGGTGATTTTGCTGATGATCAACCTGAGGCAAAACCAACCGACAAGCCAGCACCAGTCAAGTCCGAACCGTCCGCTGAATACAAGCGGCAAGTTGCCACTAAAGCAAAGATGGACAAAGACCCGCTATTTCGCTGGACGCATCGCATTGCTCAATTAACTGCTGAAACCAACTGGTCAGAGGTTGAAGTTCACATCCGTCAAAGCAAAGATTTTAATGACAAGCAACGCGAAGAACTGCTTAAAGAATTAGCCGAGGCAAAAGCTAAAGCCGTTGAATTTTCCAAAGTAAAACCATGACCCAAGACCAATATGACCCGGACTACGCCGGACCCTTTTTCACTGAACAGCAGTTAGCGCAACGCTGGGGCAAACATACGAGCACGCTGGCTAGGTATCGCAAGCACGGAACTGGCCCTGTGTTCTACAAAGTGTCTCAACTTGCCTACGGTCCCAGAATACCGGTGATCCGCTACAGGCTTCACGACGTGCTGGCCTACGAGCTGGCAAATTCAATCTTTCCTGATCTACACAACAATGTCTGACTTCATAGGCGCACTGCCCGTCATGGGCAAATGGAGCGTTTACAACAACGACGCAGAAGACAAATGGAATCCTAATGGCAAAAAGCTTGTTCTAAAAATTCCTGTCGAATCTGTTGCAGCCTACGCACAGTATTTAATGACCCTTGCGGATGACACCAGCAATCACAAAGAAATGGAAATCTGGAATTTTGAAAGCAAGGAATTTAGGTCACACAAGTGTATCAACGTCAGCCATAACGCAAAGGAGGGCAAAACAGATGATGACGGCTGGTATGGCAGCATTGCCCCAAAGGCATTGACCCCACCAGCAGCAGAAGGCTGCCCAATGCCGCCTGCACCGCAAGGCTGTCCGATGCCTGGAACACTGCAGGGCAGCAATGACAACGACATTCCGTTCTGATGGCAAGCCCTGAGCTAGAAGCGTTTCACGCGCTTGACGCTATGGGCATGGTTTTAGAAGGCGAGTTCTTCTCGCCTTCTAAGGCCCAACAAAACCATTACACAGAATTGCTCGAAGCGGTTGAGAAAATACGAAAGCAACCGATTAAACGGAACGCATCATGTCATCAGAATCAATCTCAGCAATCCGCTTTACTGCCTGACTCAAAAGCTTCGACTGATGCCAAGCCTGGCGAGTGAGTGCGCTGCAAAGTTCATGCAATGTGTGAATATCTTCAACGTCGTGGATCAATCGAATCTGCCGCTCAAGGGTTAGCTCTTCCTCTAGCGTTTGTCTGACGCTCATCCAGTTCCAGCTCATGGGCTTTCAAGGATTGAAGAACTTTGCGCTCCTCTGAATAAGGAACCCGTGCCCGTATGTAATCATGCACGCTGTGAATTAGCCAGTCCGGCGGCCAACAGTTGCTCCAGTTGACAGGCTGAGCACAGTTAACAACCACCGTGCTGTAGAAGGCGACGAGATATGACCACAGCCAATAGAGGTTCAATCCTCTAACCCGCCTTCGATTTTCGTCAGTGGGGCCGGCTTCAAAGTTGAAACTGAAACGCCTTCCTGCTCATCCATCCACTCGCGCAACGCCGCACCAGTTGGCGTGTACTTTGGCCACTTCACAGCCTTAAGCACATCAGAGCTTGTCAGACAGATATAGCTTTTGTTCGGCTCCCACACCAGATAGGACGGAGGGCCTTCGCGTGGTTTGCGGTAAGTGACCCTCAGTGCGTCTGCGCGTCTGAACTCTTTTGCTGCCATGCCTAGTAATAAGTTACTCGTCGTCCACAAGGATGACCCAGCCAGATCCAGGGCCTTCGACCTGCCAGCGTTGCTTGAACGATCCACGGGGCACTTTGACATTCTTGCCGCCGTAGCGAGTTTCATGGGATCCACGTTCAACGCGTGGAGCGCCCATTGGATCGTGCATGACCCACTGTGCATCTCCAGTTGATTCGGTTCCCTCAAACCCAACTAATACGCTCCAATGCCCGCACGATTGGGAGTCGCACATCGGCGGCTCGCCCCGAAGCATGTTGCCCTTATGTAGCCAACCAACAAGAACAGGGCGACCGCTTGCAATTTCTGCCTCTACCAACGCTCCATCAGCGTCATTCCTGAATTCGGCGTGCAGTCCAAGTTCTCTCAGTGTCCTCACTTGAGCTAACACGTCGGTCGTGTCGCCAAACCTTTTCCGTAGCTCCCCATACTCTTCTGCGTCTTTGACTTTGTTGTAGAGGATTGCAACCATCGCCGCGCTTGCGTCTAAACATCGCCTGTGCCCGTTGTACTGAAAATCGAGTTGATGAACATAAGGAACAACTGCCTTTTGAGCAATGCCGCTAGCTTTCCATGCCTCAAACCATGCTGCATCTTCAGCCAACAACTCTTCAGGCAGCGCGTCTTCCAGCTCCTTAATTGCAGCAAGTTGATGCGGGCTGTCAGATCTGAAGAATGCAAAAAAGGGGAGCAACGCGAGGCTCATCAGGTTTCCAAGGCGAGGCGTCATCGCGTTAATCCTGCCGCGTCACAGCGTTTGTTGCCATCAAGGAAACCTGTGTAATAAATCAAGCCAGCACTGGTCAGCATTACACCAGAGAGCACCGTCAGAATCCCAATGAAGATTGCGAAAATGACGCGCTTTCGGATCACTTGTTACTGGTCGGTGGGAACAGATTTTTTTCTAAAAACGCTGCAACAGAATCATCTACTGTGTTGTCAGAGCGTTTTGCGTAAGCCTTAATCAGATCTACTACCAACCGCTTCAAACTCTCAGACCGCAAAAACCGAAAAAGGATTGGCTTCAGGATCAAGAACATCTAAGTTCTCCAACTATTGAAAGTCTAGTTTCTGTTTGCGTGGCCTTCCAGTCGTGCCACCGACGCTTCAAGCTCAGCAAGCCTCGCGAAGACTTCTTGATTCACGCTTCTAATATCTGTATGGAGCACATCAAGTTGACGGCTGAGGTTGTCCACAGCAACGGTCAATCGTACGAGTGAGTCTCTGCCCTGCTGATTTTGCTGCTTTAGCCCTGTAATCCCAAGCCCAGCGACGGTGATTGACGCACCAGCTGCAGCAGCCCAAACTTCAACCATGCTTCGACCTTGGCACTGACTCCATCATGGCAGAACCGCAAGAAAGTCAAGAAAAGGAAGGCGTTGCAATCGCGGACATAGTGAAATGCGCTGTGTTGTTCTGGTCCGCAACCCTCTTGACTGTTTCCTATCTAGGCATCTTTCCTGAAATGAAGATGGACAATACTTTTGTCGCCAGCTTGCTCACCGGATCGATGGCCTCGTTCGGCATTGAGCGGAAAGCAAATGGTCAGCAGAAAAAACAGCCACCTAAGATTGACGCAAAGGAGCCACCAAAATGAAACGCTTTTTGCCCCTGATCACACTACTGGCTTTTACACCAGCCGTTCACGCTGATCTAAATCACAAAATCCAAAGCAGTGTCTCACTCCAAGTTGGTGGAGCGGTGACAACAGCAGAACGGATTGGAAGCTCTTTCAGCATCAGCGGGTCAGGCGTAGACACTACGGACGGGCATACAGCAAACACCATCTCAGCAGGCACAATCACGTCTGGCATTTACGCTCCGGGCACAATCGCTGTAACACAGGACACGCCTGGTAACGCTTTTAGCTTCAGTCAGTCTTACACCCAAGCTGATGCCGTCCCAACTTCGGCAATCACCACAGGTGACACGCCAAATTTTGGCAGCCTTCAATCCACAACCGCAGGAACAGCAGGCAGCCTTGCAGGCACCATCTCAAGCGCAGGTGCAATGACCGTAACGGCGGGCTCTGGGAATACATTGGCTATTGGCCAGTTTGTGACCGAACTCAGTATTGACTGATGCGCGTTCTTGCTCTGTTACTAGCAGGCTTTGCAGGAGAAATTTTTACTCTTGCTAAGCCTGTTTTTGGAGCGCCAGTAGTGCCTCAGTTCACTACAGGGTCAATGACATCGCACACTGAAACCACTAGCAAAGTCACTGAAACAATTGTCTCTGAGGCTTACAGCACTGGGTGGGAATACTCTGTAAGCGGCACCAACATTGGCCCTGTCAACGGTGCCAGTCTTAGCCCAGGCACAACAACCGTAAATGAATGGTCAGCTCTCGATGTGAACAACAAGCCAAGCTGGGAAATCATCACCCCTGGAGCAGCTATGCAGTTCGCGGAAACCTACAAAGGACCAGGACTCAGCAGTGTCACCACCATTCAGCGCGTCACCGAAATAAATCAAATTACAGACACTATTTCTACCTTCTCGCAGTAGTCCTAGCGTCACCAGCTAACGCCGAAACAATCGGTGGCGTGTCTGCCACTGCCGCCCCAACTGCAACCAGTTCTGGCAGCGTCACTAATCAAGCAGTGATGATTGCGCCCAGCGCAGCGTTCCAGAATACCTACGGCAACGGCATTCAATGCCAAGGCCCAACCCTTACCGTGACTCCTTATGTCAACAGATCCAAAAGCTATCAGCTTCCGTACGTGGATACCGTTTTTGAGCCTGTATATGATCTTTCTGATCTTGATGAGGATGGGGTACTCGACAATCCTGGACGAGTCCTCTACACAATGCCCACAAGGACAGGTCAAAAAGACACTCACAACTGGTCAGGTGGTTT